GCCACGACCAACACTCGAAAGTTGGGTGGATGTTGCTTTGAGTTTGCGTTGGGCCGATGTCAACCCCCGTTCAAATTTGTCACTTTTTAATCCGAGGACGACGGAAAGGAGGGATTGACGCGCCATTGTGAAATGAGGTTTTTTTGTTCTTCGGTTACTTCATTCGATCCACTTTCATTTGTTTCGGTTTCGATGTCCTTGTATGGTGAAAAATCCGTGGGATCAAACGGGGTTGGACGTCGCTTCGGGTCACGGTTGGCATTGGCGAACAACGCCATGAAACTGGACGTGTGGTTCCACATGCGGCGGTCGTCATCAATTCGTCCTTTGCTGAATGCGAAGAGTTCGAAAAATGTGAACGACCAAAACTCATGTGGTCGGAGTCCAAGTCCTAACCCGTGGCGGTATAGGTCCGCCCATGTTTGGAGGGATGAGGGAACGGATTTTGGCCCGTCCCCTCCTGTCAGTTTCCCGACTTTTCCTCCCCGACTTTGGTTCCAAGGGATGATCCGATCGCCTCCGACAAATTGGTGAATTGGTCCATGTCACCACACACAACCGCGGCGAGGCGATTGAATGGGATTTCGGGCCGTGGTTCACCTTTGAAATCGGCGGCGTTCATGACGCCCCAAAACACCACACATGGGACAAACTCCAATGGGTTGGCATTGACGAACTCATCGAGTTCGGACAACTCCATGTCGCGATCCTGACACATGAGGCGAAACGCGTTCATGTTCAACAACACGTCAATGGTTTCATCGCCAATGGTGACGATGGTTTCTCCTCTCATTTCGTTCGCCATGCTCATCAAGTGAAGTTTCCTGTTGTCATTGTGTCACAATCGAAGGACACCGAAAATGACGTTGAGTCGTTCAATGGTGCGGTTTCTTCGAAACTGGTGATGTATGCGTTGACCTGGACATATGGGTCACCCGTGACGCCCGATCCGTATCGGAGGGTCAATTGTGTTTTGTCTTTGACTGCGGCGAAAAGTTCGGTTCGTCCGACGTTGTCAAACGCTGTCAATCCTTCGATCGTGATGTTGATGGACTGTTGACCAGGCAACACCGAACGCGCGCCGTCGTTGTCCTTGCAAACTGTTTCGATCATGTCGTTGGTGATGTTCAACGATGCGTTGGTCCCGCATGCGATGAGGTCAAAGGCGGAGCCGTCTTGGATGTACACCCCGACGAGATTTCCTTTTACTGTTCCTGTGGTTGCCATGTGTTATTGTTTGGAGGTTGTTTTTGGTTTCGCCTTGCTTCGGGACCGCTTTGGTTTGGGCGCATCCTGTGCGTCCTTTTCGTTGCATTTCTCACACGGTTCATTTGACTCATCCTCACACGGACATTTGTGTGTCGGTGGTGGATCGGTCACGGTTGGATGGATGATCGCGACGCCCTCATCAATGAGGCGGCGTCCCATCACCTCATCGTCAACGATGATGGTGTGTCCAACTGGCCATTTGCGGCCCTCGGGGGTGGCGATAATTTGGAGTTTCACAACGCCAAAAATCACGCCTCAACGACGGGATCACGTTGACGTTGTCAAGTTCATCGCGATATTGCGACCCACTAACAAAACACGATTTTCAGGATGGAACAATGGAAACAAAGTTTGTATCAACTTTGGAAAATGATGGGGTTCGACGCCGAAACCGTGGCCGAATATGAACGGATTTTGTTTCGTCCAATCAACCCATCAATGGGATTGGTTCACAATGCCATGTGGGGGTCGGAACTCACTGGATTGTTGTGGTTAGAAAACGCGGGTATTCATCAAATTGAACACACCGTGGACGAATACTTGGCGGCGTGGTGGCATTGTTACGGAATGGACGAACACGGCCAAAAACAATGGTTCGCATGGGACGAAGTGATTGAGCGATTGCGCGACACATTGGTTGGATCAAAACCATGTGTGTTTTGGAATCAAATGGACGCGACCGAACGTCACGCATGGCGTCAACTCCCAAAGGCATTTCCAAGGACTTCAAACCGTTGGCCGATTCAACCCACATTCACATTGTTCCGTGGGATTGGTGTTCCTCAATCCGATGAACCGTTGACGGAGGGTTACGATGTCGGGATTTCTTGGACCGACTCATTGGAAACGGCGCAATGGTTCGCCAAACGTTACAAGTCGGAAACGGTCAATGGTTATGTCCTTGAATGCAAATTCACAATCCACGAAATTTTGGGCGTGAAACTTGATCGCAATGAACGCGAATTCATTGTTGACCCTGGGATGGTGATGGACGTTTCGGTGACTCAAGTGTGACCCAATTGGGCCGTCCTTTTTACGGTCACGATGTATTCGGAAATCGTGATGAACGTTTCGTCCTCGGCTGACATGCCCGTTTCCAGGTCGTCAAATCGGACCTCCAATTGTTCCCCGTTTACGGTCCCGACATATTGGTCGAGTTCATTTCGGCAACTCATGGCGAGGTCATACGATTGTTTTGGGTTGTCACTGTATGTGGACACTTGGATCGTGATGAAATCCAAATCACTGGATTGGTGTTTGGTTTCATTGGTTTTGATGTCAATGAGGTCCACAACGATCGCGGGCAACCCTGACCCCTGTTTCCTTTGGATGGGAAAGATTTGTGACGTTCCCACCGCGTTGGCGATGGTCGAATCGTTTTGTAGGATGGCGACAATTTCTCCGATCATTGGATGACGATGTTGTTGATTTCCTTGGCGATGCGTGTTTCAGCTTCACCCGCTTTGGTTTTGAATGCCTTATCAATGAACCCCACTCCCCTCACCCCACGACGTTCGATTGACTTGACACGGATGGTTCCGCCCCCTGGGACGAACACGGAAAATTTCCCGCGTTTGGCCGTGTAGGTTCCACCCCTTGATCCGAGTTCAACGATGTGGGCATATGGTGCGCCCTTCTTGCCACCCCTGGGTCCAATGATGATGTTTTCCCCCGCGGCTCGGTTTTTCTTGCCACGCCTGGTGGCGATGGATTTGTGGAGGCGGCCCGATCGTTTTGGGGCCAATTGTTTCATTTCCCTTTTGATCGGTGGCGCGCCTTTGCGGAGAATCTTGACCGCACCTTTGCGGCCCAATTTCCCCTCCAATCGTCGCAACCGTTGGGACAACTTGTCGATCCCTTCAATTCGAATGTCACTCATCGTTGTCGCGTCGTGTTGTGATGAGTCGATGACCACACCCACGTCCAATGGTTTCGATGGACTGGATGTCATAAAATGCGCCCGCGTATGAAATGCGGTCCGTCACCTCAACATCGGTGTTTGGTCGAATCGTGAAATACACGCGGTCCACATTGACCCGTTGTTCGGCGGACTGGGTTTCCCGTCCACCCTTGAAATTGACGGATGCCCAAATGGTGTTGATGTCCCTATATGTGACCACCGAATGGTTCCAACTGTCATTGGTGATGGTTCGTTTTTGGTGGATGATCCGTTTGTCGAGGCGACCAATGTTCATGTGAATGATTTGAGGCGGTACGGCTCCATCAAATACCGTGAGGCCAACGGAGTTTCAAACGTTTTGAATTGCCCGACGTCTTGTCGGTTCTCATACAAATGGCCAATGATGAGCAACATGGCCGCGATGAGTGCATCGGGTCGGTCGCCATCGGTGTAACCACATGTCACGTCCACCCTCACGGCGTTCAACTCATCGTTGATGTCGGTGGGAATGGACATCATCCGCAACCGTGCGGGGTATCCGATCCCCTCGATTTGATAGTCGATCGCGGGAATGGTTGTTCGGACATCCTGGTCGTTCATGTATGTGACCCCATCGGTTTCGGTGTTGATGGTGAGTCGAGGTCCCGCGTGGAGGTTGATGAACTCATCGAATGAGTCGAAATAAAAATGTCCCGTGGTGGTTTGTAGGAACGCGCCCGTGTACCCTTCGACCAAATCTTGGGCCACCGAAATCAACGTCGTGATCAACGTGTCATCGGTTGAGTGTTCCACCCTCAAATGGCTTTTGGCCGTGGCGAGCGTCACCACATTCAACGCATCGGGAAATGTGGTCCGTTGGAATCTCATGGCGGCGGAATACGTTGGGCGATAGTATCTCATGGGTTTGGTTTAGGGGTGAAAAAAAAGGGACCGACCAAAACGTCGGCCCCCTTTCAATCATTATGGTCGGCTTAAGCGACTACCGTTGGTGTCGACGCTGCCGTCAATCCCGCGAGGACCTGGATGGATCCCGCACGGCGGACATTTGCGTCGGCGTACATGTTCGCAATCAAACGGATCGTCCCTTGGTGGGCCAATGTCAACGCGTCAATTGTAACGTCCAAACCTCCGAATTTCGCAATGAATACATCCGATGGATCAACAAAGTAAATTGGTCTGAATTGTTGCGTATCGTTTGCATCGCTAATAGCACTGAAATACGTTTTGGCAATTGCCGTTTGTTGCGCCACGTTCGTGGATGCGAAAACAGGGTATCCCAAAATCTCATTCCCAACATTTAGGATTTGACCACCCGCGGATTGTGACACGCTTTTCAGGTATGCCGCCATCGCGGGGTCCATCAACAACGCGAGGTTTTGACCCGCGGGGTTGTTTGATAAGAACGCGCCTTCGTGGTTTGTCAAGTCCGCGAAATCGGTGGCCGAGCAAGCGGTGGTCGATGACGAACCCGATGTGATTTCGGTGGTTGCGAAAAAGTTAGTTCCGATCACGTATTGGTCCAACTCGTTGGCAATTGCCACGGACATGTCACGCGCGATGACCGCATCCAACGCGGGGTCGGATTGGTGCAACATTTGGCGTGTCAAGTCCATCCGCATCCCAAAACGTTTTGGTGTCAACTTCGTGTTTCCAAAGTCACCATCGAGGTTGTTGATGGTTGCGACTTCATCAACCTTAACCGCTTCGGCGTTTGGCAATGATGGCAACACCAAATCGCCCGTGGCCTGAATGACGGTCGCGCCCATTCGCTCCAATACTGGAACGGGTCGCAAACCCTCGATCATCCCGAGGTGTTCGGTGCCTCTGACCCCTTCGCCTTGGTTTTGACCACTTGCAGAATCCACCGTGTAGGTTTCAGACGCACGGGCTTCACCCATTAGGAATGACGGAATGGTGAGGTTTCCACGCGCTGACGCGCCCGCCTTTCCCATTTCGTTCCTTCCCTCCTGGGCCATTTCGAGTTCAATTCCATCGAGTTGACCTTTGTTGACGATGTCGGAAATGGCTTTCGTCAATCGGAATTTGCCGCGGATTTGCTCCACTTCTTTTTCCTCGGACTTTGACGGTGCATTACCCGCCGCAACTGCGAACACCTGTTCGTTTGCTTTGGCGCGCTTGATCGCATTGTCAAGGGTTTCCACTTCTTTGTGGATTGCATCTTGGCGCGTGTTTTCCACTTCCGTGAAATCACGTTCCTCAGTCGCGACGGTATCGAGGAGGGTTTCGAGTTCCTCCACCAATGCGCCACGCTGTTCCATTAATTTTTTGGAATCTTTCATGATTGGTTTTTAAGGTTTGCGAGGGCGAGTTTGGATCGTGACCACTTTACACGATCAACCGTTGTTTCCCTTTCCTCGACTTGGGTTTGTTGTTGTGGTGGATTTGCTTTTGGGACATCAGGCAACGAACGCGCCATGACTTTCGTGGCTTCATACGCGGGGTATGTCACCACGCTCAGGTCGATGAGGTTTCCGAGGCGTGTGATGTTTCGATGGGGTTTCCCATCACGCTCCTCCCATTCATCCGCGTCAACGGTAAAGGCGAACGACGCTTGGTCGATGTCACCCCGTTTGATGGATTCGTGGAGGTCTTGGGCGTATGATTGGGGACCAACTGGGAATGAGAAAAACACACCCGTGTCGTCCACCCTCATTTCCAATGTTCCCTCACCATCCTTGGATCGGGCCAATGGGAAATTGGGGTCGTGATTGAACAACATTCGCACATCGTCACCCATTACGGTTTCGAATGCGGATCGGTCAATTGTTTCGGTGAATGGTCCAAGGTCGGCGGCCTCGTTGAAAACGGAGGCGTACCCCTCGACCCTGGGAATGTCATTTGTTTCGGCGTCCGTTTGTCGGGCCTCAATGGATGTGGTGATGAATCTTCGTTCCATGTGTTTTTGTTATTGGTTTGGATCAACCGTTGCGGCGGTGATTTTCTCACCATATGCCTTGGCCGAATCCAATGGGATTTGGTTGACCTGGACCAAATGGATGTCACCCGATTCGCCGATCCCATTGAAATCCTCCATTTTGCGGACTTCGTTGACACTCATGAATCCGTGTTGGATGGCGGTGGCGTAAAATTCACGGCGTGAATCCAGGTCACCCCGTAACAATGACCGCATGTCAAACCGTGTGTGGTATTCACCACGCTCACGATCGGGGATCAACTTTCGGTCGAGTTCCATTTCGAACCGTCGCGCCCACGGGATCAATGTTTGTTGGGCGAATGCAATGAGTATTTGTTCGACGTTGTTGTACGTCGTGGCCCCCTCAGCTTGAATAAGGATTGGAGGGATGCCGAAAATTCGGGCGACCTCCTCAACTTGAAATTTGCGGGTGGCGATGAACTGGGCCTCATCGGGTGGAATCGTTGATCGTTCGAACTTCAACCCGTGTTCCAAAATCGCGGTTTCATGCGCGTTGTGGATTCCCTGGTGTTGTGTTGACCAGGTGTTTTTGAGTCGGTGGTACTGTTCGTCCGTCAATGACTTGTCGGTCATTAGAAACCCACCGATGTTTCCACCCGTTCCAAAAAACCGCGCGCCGTATTCCATCGCCGCCGCCGTGATCCCCATGTTTTCCATGTGGAGGCGGATGGGTGATTTGCCACGGAATGACTCCAGGACAATGAGGTCGTCGGGGTAATACACCGAACCCGAATCGGAATCGCGGAAAATCTTTTGGCCATCAAATACGTCGGGCCGTATGACCTCGGGATCGAGTGGGTGCAATGCAACGGGACGCGATGTCACCGAACCCCTTTCGATGGCGGCATATGCTCGGCCATACATGAGGGCGTCGGACAACATGCGTTCGATGAATGTGAACGCGGTGTCCTGTTCGTTTGGTTCCGAATTGAGAATGACAAACGCGGGGTGTTCCTTGGCGATGACTTTTCCTTCCGCGGTTTCGCGGTAAAGGTTCAAAGGCAATGACGCGAGGGTGGACGAAATCTTGTTGATCGCGGCGTACACCGCCGACAATCCCAACGCGCCCTCCTCAGTGATCCCGACACCCGATTTGGTGTTGCGACCAAACACACCCATGAATGGATTGGTGACGTTGATATTGGACCGTTTCTCGGCGTCCGTTTGACCTTTGTTTCGGCGCAAACGGGACAACAAATCGAATTCGAAGGATAGTCGCATTGGGGCGAAATTCCTTCATTCATGACGCGAACGCGTTGACGCTGTCAAGTTTCAAAGGTCCGATCGGCGACGTGCGTTCCATCGGCTCAAAACCGAGGCGAAAACCTCGTGGCCATTGTACCGTGTGCGGCCAAACAATGACATGTGGTCGTGTTCGACCGACCAATACGCGTTGGCGTTTGTGTCACTGTCTTTGAGTCGGACAAAGTATTCCTCGACAAATCCTTCACGGGTCGAAATCTTTGGGGCCAATTCAATGAGGCGGATGAGTTGTTTGGGGTCTTTGGGTGGGATGCTCACAATGTTCGGATGGTGTAATTGTTGGGAATACTTGTTTGGGGTTTTGATTGGTCCGTCATGGCTTGACCAATGGACATGATGAGTGAAACAATGCCGTCAATTTTGTCGCCTGACTTTTCCTTGTCGGGTTTGATGTTGCCCGATGGGTCCATCCTCAACACGACGTTCCCGAACATCCAACGGATCACGGGATCACCACCATGATGGATTCGACCTTCACTCATGAGTCGTTCCAATTCTTTGGATGGTGCGGACATACTGACAAACCCTTGGCCAAATGGGGCGACGTTGATTCCATCGGCGGCGAGGTTCAAAACACATTGGGATGAATTGAAACGGTCAAACGCGATGGCCTCGATTTTGTATCGGGTGGCGAGTGCGTCGGAATCGTACTTGACCCGCCCGTCCTCGATATG